TCAATTACATTAAATGCTGGAGATATGGCAAACTCAGCTGGTGCATTGATTGGAGCAAAATCTCATACACTTTCTGTAAAATTTGCAGATGGATTTAATGACCATATAGGAGCAGGAAAGAACTATAATCAAGCAGTAACCAAAACAATATATTCAGTAGATTCATATGATGGTAACGCAGCAGCATTATGTTTAGTATCTGATTCACCTATAATTAAAGCTGATGGAACAATAGTAGAAGTAGGAGATTTAAGTGCAGGAGATGAGTTAAGAGGATTTTCTTTAAGTGGATTATCAGAAGATTCAGATGGAAATTTTTTAGAATGGGAATCTGATACTATTGGTGAAACTCAAAAAAATGTAAGTGTTGTTAATGTTACTTATTCATTTAGTAATAAGATATACAATATAAATGATGGACAAATAAAAGGAACATCAGAACACCCTATGTTAATCAAAGATAATACCGATGGAAAATATAGGTTTAAAGAATTAGTTAGATTAGAAGTTGGTGATAAACTTATAAAAGAAGTTGATAGTACACTAACTGAAATAGAAATAACATCTATTTTACTTGAAGCAGCTGATGTAGAGATTGTTTCAATAGATGTAGAAAAAGAAGATACATATTTAGTAAATGGGTATTTAACTCACAATAAGGGAAGTAATTCACATACAGATTTAGCTGCACCTGCTGCACCATCATCAGTAGCATATAATGCTGGAACTGATACAATAAGTTGGACAGCACCATCTTCGGTTGGTACTGGTGGAATCACGGCATACAATTGGGATATTGATAATAATAGTGATTTTAGTTCAATAGCAATTTCAGAAGATGAATGGAGCTCAACAGAAATTACAGCTGCATTAGCAACATTAGCTGATGGTGATTACTATTTTAGAGTACAAGCTATTGACCAAGGATTAGCTGGTACATGGAGTACTCCTATTGTTTGTTCTAAGGGAGCTTAAAAAATACTCCCAAAAATTTATGTTTTAAAAAAATTGGTATATTTATATATACTATACAAATAATGTTACACTAATTAAAAATTATGGCAAAAAAAGCAAAAGAAGTTAAGTTTACAAAAGAAGAATTAGAGTCTATACAGAACATAAGAACTAAGGCATCTCAAATATTCTTCAATTTAGGTCAATTACATATAGAAAGAAGAAATGTAAATCTAGACTTAGATACAAGAGAAGAGCAAACAGAAGCTCAGCATGATGCATTGGTTGCGGAGGAAAAGGAATTATATAAAGGATTAAATTCAAAGTATGGTGAGGGTACATTAGACCCTAACACTGGAACTTTTATTCCTAATAAAGATAAATAATTTACTTTTTCATTTATTAACTAATACTTATATGTGTATAATATTACATTATCACTAAAGGAGAAAAAACAATGGCAGAAAAAATCGTATCACCTGGCGTATTTACAAGAGAAAATGATTTATCATTTATTTCCCAAGGAATTGGAGAAATAGGTGCAGTTGTTATAGGACCTTTTCATAAAGGACCAGCATTTGTACCAACTATAGTAAATACCCAATCGGAATTTGAAGAAATCTTCGGTACACCTGATGGAACATATTACACAGGATATACCGTACAAAATTATTTAAGAGAAGCAGGAACAGTAACAATTGTAAAAGTTGGTCACACCGGAGGATATACCTCAGTTGACCCAGTTGGGATAGTTGTATCAGGTTCAAAAGATGCAAACGCATCTTCAGGTAGTGCTGGAGCTAGAACATTAGTAGGAGCTCTATTTGCTACTGAGAACGGAACTGAATCAACAGGTTTCCCATCAGCTACAAACACAATTGAGTGTCAGCTTTCATCATCAACATTTAATATAAGTGGTTCAGAAATAGGAACAGCAGTATCGGCATCTATCGTACCTACATCAGGTAGTGATATATCCGATGTATTCGGTGAATCACCACTAGGAAGTAAAAACGCATATGTTTACAAATACTTCGAAAAAGCAGCAACAGACCAAGCAGCGTACTTTGCAGCAAGTGGTTCATCAGTAGAGTTTGTATCTTTAGCTGACCAAAACTTAGCACAGGATACTCAGAGAGCAACTACACCTTATATTAAATCACAACTTATATCTGGAGACAGACATAATCTATTTAGATTTCATACTTTAGGACATGGTACTGATACGAACCAAGCCTATAAGGTATCAATCTTTAATGTTAAGGCAGCAGGTTCTACAGCAGCTACAGATTACGCAACATTCTCAGTAGCAGTTAGAAAATTCTCTGATACAGATAAAAGAAAGAATGTTTTAGAAACATTTAATAATATTAATATGGACCCAGCTTCACCTAATTACATCAAAAAAGTAATTGGTGATAGAGTTGTTTCAATTGATTCAAATGGTAAACAAACTGAGACTGGTGATTATGTGAACAATTCAGCACACATCTATGTAGAATGTGTAGAGGAAGGTTCATTCCCAATAACAGCAGCTCCATTTGGACACGGTGAATATACAAACCCAGTAGCAGTTGTATCAGCACTTTCAGCAGAAGAAGCAATAGTACCAGCAGCAACATTTAGAACTACTTCAGATTCTAATACTGCTAGTTCTAAATTAAATTACGCTGGTATTGATGTAGAAACAACAACTACTAAGATTGATAATAAAGGAATATTAGGACCAATTCCAACAAACGCTGGAACAGGTTCAAATTCAATATTCGCATTTGATTCAACACTTTCATATGAAATGACAGGTTCAGAAGGAGTAGATATAGCTAAAAGACAATTCACAATTGGTTTCCAAGGTGGATTTGATGGAGTATCTCCAACGATAAGAAAGAAACTTGGTTCAAATATATCAGCTGGAAACTCGCAAGGATTTGATTTATCATCTTCTACTGCTAGTGGTTCAGTATCATATGTAAAAGCAATCAACGCAATTTCTAACCCTGATGATTTTGATATTAACTTAGTATCAGCACCGGGTGTTATTAGAAGATTACATTCTTATGTATTTGGTAAAGTAGTTGATATGGTAGAAGCTAGACAGGATGCATTCTATATTGGAGATGTAACTGCAGTAAATGATACTATCTCACAAGCTACTACACAAGCTGAAGCAGTTGATTCTAACTACGCAGGATGTTACTATCCTTGGGTTAAAACAATTGATGTGAATACGAATAAACTAACCGCAGTACCACCATCAGTATTGATGCCAGGTATTTACGCAGCTAACGATAGGTTGGCAGCTGAGTGGTTCGCACCTGCTGGATTAAACAGAGGTGGTATCGTAGGAGCAGTTTCTGTATTAAACAGATTAACACACGCTGAAAGAGATACACTTTATGAAAGTAAAGTAAACCCAATCGCTTCATTCCCTGGAGAAGGTATTGTAGCATTTGGACAAAAGACGTTGCAAGATAAAGCATCGGCTTTAGATAGAATCAATGTTCGTAGATTATTGATTAAAGTTAAGAAATTTGTAGCTAGTACATCTCGTTACTTAGTGTTCGAACAGAATACCGCTCAAACTCGTAACAGATTTATAAATACAGTACAACCATATTTAGAAGGTGTACAGCAAAGACAAGGGTTATACGCATTTAAAGTTGTAATGGATGATACGAATAATACTCCTGATGTAATTGATAGAAATATCTTAGCAGGACAAATATTCCTTCAACCTACGAAAACGGCTGAATTCATAGTAATAGACTTTAACATATTACCAACTGGAGCATCGTTCTCGGCATAATTTTAAGAAAAAAAGAAATTTATATATTTATTAGTATAATAAAGGAGAAAACAAAATGGCAGAAGTATTAGAATTCAACGAAATGTTTTATACCAATTTCGAACCGAAGATGAAGAACAGATTCATCATGAACATCGATGGTATAGATTCATATTTAATAAAAACGGCTAACAGACCTACAATTTCATTTGAACCTGTAACGTTAGACCATATTAATGTAAAGAGAAAGCTAAAAGGAAAAGGTGAGTGGCAAGATGTAGAAATTACTATGTATGACCCAATCGTTCCTTCAGGCGCACAACAAGTAATGGAGTGGGTAAGAACATCTCACGAATCATTAACAGGTAGAGATGGATACGCAGATTTCTATAAGAAAGATGTAAATTTCTTTATGTTAGGACCTGTGGGTGATAAAATTGAACAATGGACTCTTAAAGGAGCATTTATAACTTCAGCTGCATTTAATGATTTAGATTGGGCTTCAAATGACCCATCTGAAATCACATTAACGTTATCTTACGATTACGCAATACTTGAATTCTAAAATATACTTAAATATACTTTGAAAATGAGGTTCTCTTAGTGAGAACCTTTTTTTTTCACTTTTTTTACTTTTATATATTTATATACAAACAATTATAAGTTATTTATTATGGCAGAAAAGAAAAAATATGATTTCCCAACGGAAATAATTACATTACC